TGCAACTGCGTCCGAGGAAAACGGATCAGTATTTTATACACACCAGGTTGTATTCCCTTTAAACAAGAGAGACTCTACAACTGCTAATATTGTACGTACTTTAGCCAAGAATAAATTAATTGCGGTTACTTTAGATATGGACGGAGTTTATAGAATGTACGGCGAAAACAATGGTCTTTACTTAGCTTCTACGGAATCAACAAGTGGAACTGCGGCTGGTGATCGTAACGGATATAATATTACTTTGACTGGTATTGAAAAGGATGATTTTTTACAAGTGTCTAATGCAGTAGGCTTAGCGCTTGAGACTGCTGGGTAATTCTACCTAATAGTTATTTAATTATGCCCTACCTACATTGCGTGGGTAGGGCATTTTAATTTAAAACAAATGTTACATATATATAAAGGGGTGGACAATAATTTGATATTTACTGGCTTAGAATTGGCGACAATTGCTAACCCTAAATATTTATTTATTTTTACAAGCGCTACCGAAGATAGTGTTATATTTGTAGGAACTAATATAAGCACCGAAGATAGATACCAAAAGGTCTTAGTCTTAAAGGCAGTTTTTGACAATGAAGAGTGTGGTACTTGGCGTTATAGAATCCGTGAGCAAGCAAGTGCTACAAATAAAAAAGAGGCTTTAAGTGGCGCAATAGTAGAAGAGGGCTTTATGTATTTACAAGAGGCCACGGAGTGCGCAGAACCGGTGTACGACGAACAATGTAACGAATTTAAAACCTATTCAAGTGAGTAAAGCATATAACATAATTAACGTCCAATTTGATCAAGCGCAGCAACCTAAATTTGAAGAGAAAAGGGGCCGCAACTATATTGAGTTTGGCGAAAAAAACAATTACCCAACCTATCTAATAGACCTTTACGGCGAAAGTCCTAAGCATGGCGCTATTATTAAAGGCAAGGTTAACTACATTTATGGCAAGGGATTTGAGGACATAACCCAAAAAGCCAACACCCACGGCGAAAGCTGGAATCAAATTTTGAAGCGATCTATCTTAGACGATGAATTGCATGGCGGTTTTTACTTACAAATTATTTATAACGCCTTAGGTGTTATAAAAGATGTATTCCATATTGAATTCCAAAAGGTAAGAGCAAGCAAAGACTTAAGTTGTTTTTATGTTAAGAACGACTGGACTCTAAGCGACTTTAAAGAAAAGCCTAGAGAATACCCAGCGTTTAACATTAACAATCCAACGGGTGCGCAGATTTTATATGTTAAGCAGTACAATCCTAAGAGTGACGTATATCCGTTACCTAGTTATTTTCAAGGTCTTAACTATATTGAAAGTGATATTCAAGTAAGTAGACACATTCTAGGTAATGCAAAGCATAACTTTGTCGCTACTAAGTTAATTAATTTTAACAATGGCTTACCTCAAGAGGAAGAGCAAGCCGACGTTGAAATGGATTTAAAAAAGAAATTTACAAACCATGACGGCGACCGAGTAGTAATTGCATTTAACCCATCAAGAGAAAATGCAGTAGACATTGTTGACCTTGGCGAAACAAGTTTAACAAAAGAGGACTTTACAAACGTCAATAATTTAATACAACAAGAAATTTTTTCTTGCCATCAAGTTACAAGCCCTATGTTATTTGGTATTAAGACTGAAGGGCAATTAGGTGGCCGCAGCGAAATCCGTGACGCGTATCAAATTTTCCAAAATACATACGTTAACGAGCGCCAGCAAGAACATGAAGTTACATTTAGTAAGCTTATGAACTTAGCCGGCATTCCTGGTGAGCATACAATTATACCAGTAGAACCATTAAGCTTTGAATTTACCGAGGCTATTATGGCTGCTAATTTGACTAAAGATGAAATAAGAGAATTGATGGGCAAGGAGGCTCTAGACACAAGCGTTAAAACACAAGCACAAATTATTAGCGATAACATTAATTCACTTAGTCCGTTGGTAGCTAATAAGGTTTTAGAAAGTATGACAAGCGATGAAATTAGAAGTTTAGCCGGCTTAGTACCTAAAGATATTACAATAGATGCAAGCGGTAATACGATTGCATCGCAACCAATAGCAGCTGCAAATGAGTCTATTAAAAACTTAACCGGACGCCAGCACCAAAACGTTATGCGTATTGTGCGTCAGTTCGGAAGCGGTAAGATTAACAAAGCGCAAGCTAGCTTAATGCTTAAGAATGGTTTTGGATTTACCGACGACGATGTTAATACGTTCTTAGGTGTGGACGATGATCCAGCAACGGAGCAAGCATTTGCATCAATGCAAGACGAATTATTACTTAATGAGTTTGCAGCGTGTGGCGATAATGTTAATGACTTTGACGTAGTAGAAACGCACGAAGCTAGAAACTACGAAAAGTTTGCGGACGAAGAGATTAACGTTCTTAAAGCAAACGTGCTAGATTTAATTAGCAAAGACAAAAAAATAACGCCGGAGGTTTTAGCTAAAGTGCTTAACAAAAGCGTGCAACAAATAGATAATGCTTTAGAGGCGCTAAAGCTTGAGGGGTACTTAGTCCAAACCGGTATGGAAATAAGTATATTAGCCCCTAATTATACACCGGTAGTAAGAAAGTTAACGGAGCCACTAAAAAAGATTCCTGGTGGCGACAAAGCTACTAAGACCGAAGTTCTTTTAAGATATACTTACTATGGGCCGAAGGATGATAAGAATAGACCATTTTGTGCGCGAATGTTACAACTAGCCGAGACTAAGCTTTGGAGCCGTGCCGACATAGAGAACATAAGCGAGCGTTTAGGATATTCGGTTTGGGATCGTAGAGGCGGTTGGTTTACGGAGCCTAATGGCAACCATAGACCATATTGTCGCCATCGTTGGAATGTTAAAATAGTAACTAGAAAAAAATAAGCAATGAGTTTAAACATACTTTTTATAAACGAGACCTTAATTAAAAGCCGCACCGCGATAAGCGATGCTATTGATGGCAAGCAAATAAAGCCACTAATTAAACTAGCGCAAGATAAATTTATTTTGCCGGCTTTAGGTAGCACGTTTTATGATAGATTGCAACAAGGTATTGAAATAGGTGACTTAAGCCAGGACGAAAAAAACTTGCTTGATAACTATATAACCGATGCGCTTTGTTGGTTTACTATTGCTGAAATGGTTATAAGCACTAGCTTTCAATTTTTTAGTAAAGGCGTAATGCAAAAAACTAGCGAAGATAGTAGCAGCCCAACCAAAGGCCAATTAGATTTACTTGAGCGTAAATATATGAGCAACGGGGAATTTTATAAGCAAAGACTTATAGATTATTTAAGAGAAAATTCAACCATGTTTAAAGAGTATCTTACAATCGGTGGCGGTTACGATGTAATTGCACCGCAGATACAAGCTTACACATCACCTATTTATTTAGGTAGAACAAATAAGATGCGCAAAATTAGTAACCTAGATTTACCTTATGAAAGTACGAAGTTATAAACGCGAGTTCATAGACAAAGTAAAACAAAAATTTAATGACCTACAACCAAGTAATAAAGACCATAAAGACGATACTAGATACGCACGCGATGATAAAAAGCGTAAAGAGTGCGACGCCGCGCGAGTGGTTATTCGCGGATAGCCAGCCGGTTTTTCCGGTTGCTTGTTATGCGGTTAACACGGGTAGCTTGAATGTAGGGCGTGAGCAAATCTTTAACTTGACGCTTTGGTTTTTAGATAAGTCCGGAATGGAGCGAGAATTTGAGGACGATGTAACTAGCGATCAGTTGCAGATATGCGCTGACATTATTAGTAAGTTAAGAAACGGCGCGAATAATTGGACGATAAGTGACAATATAACATATAATTTAATAAGCGATAAGTTTGAAGACTATTTGGCCGGTGTTGAGGTTAGCTTTGACATGACAACGTTTTCGGATTTTGATGCTTGTGACATACCATTAAACCCATAAAAAAATGAGTTGCAGTAATAGCACTAGCGCGGATTTAAGACCAGCGCAATATAATGTAAAGATATGGCGCAACGACACCTGGAGTCAAACCTTTGCAATACTTGCAGACGTTACACCGGTAGACTTAAGCGGCTCTACTATTTTAATACAAGTAAGGCCAACGCCTACAAGTGCAAGCGTAGAATTAACTTTAAGCACGGCTAATAGTAGCATAAGTATTGGCGGTGTAAGTAGAAACCAAATAACCCTTAATAAAAAAGTAGAGGTAGCGGCTGGATCATACGTCTACGATATGAATGTAACTTTCCCTAGCGGCGAGGTCAAGACATATATTTGGGGTAACTTTATTGTTCAAGAAGATATAACTAAGCCATAATGGAAATAATAAACGTAAGCGACGAAGTAATAAATATTAACGTTACTGAAGAGATTGTAAACATAGTTACCGAGACGGGTGCGTATCCATTGCCAAGTAATGTATTTAGTGTATTTGGTAGAGTTGGTAACGTAGTAGGTCAAGCCGGCGATTATACTACAAGCATAGTAGCTGAAGGCACAAACCTTTATTATACTAACGCACGTAGTAGAGCCGCAATAAGCGAGACAATTACCGGCATTAACTATGATAGTGCAAGCGGTATATTTAGCATGGCGAGCGGTTATGCAATAGCAACAACGGCAAGTCAAGCTACTTGGGATGCTGCATATAATGATAAAATCAATAGTGCAGCGGTTACGGGTACAACAACTAAAGTTTTAACTTTAAACCAGCAAGACGGCGGCACAATTACTGCAAGCTGGACTGACGATAACACCGACGCGGTAACTAGCGTATTTGGTAGAACTGGTGCGGTAGTTTCGGCAAATGGTGATTATACTACAAGCCAAGTAACCGA